GCCAGAATGATGTTATTTCTACCGCCCTACAATCATATCAATAAGGGCTGGAGGACCAAAAACGTCACTCTAAGAAGATGGGGTCTGCCTGAACCCCATAATCTACCGCGAGAATTTTGGTCATGGCGATGGATTGAACACTTTGTCCTACATGAACATTCAATATCCTATCAGCTAGCTCATTCATTTCCTCATTGGTCAGATGATATCTGGAAAAGAGGGCTGTTGTGTTAGAATATTTACTATAGTCTATAGGTGTATCAGTGTCACTTGAGAATATATGTTTTAATGAGTATGTAGAATGACCTCATTTGACATGGAACTAAAACGAGTTCTCAGTGCATCCATTATTGGATTAGAAGGTTCATACTTCCATCCATTTACAATAGCTCCACAGAATTTATTAATACGGGTTTCATGTGACATGCCTTGAAACTCAGCAGGTGTGACATTCAACTGGAGATGTGTTAAATTGTCTTCTACTGTGCCCAATGATCGCAATATACACCCCAAATTCATATATGGTGCTAACTCGCCTGTTGGTAAGCGAAATGGTGATCGTTTCAAAAACTGGATATGGTGGATGTTCAACATATTGTTAGAGGCGCAGTCATCAATAGTCACACAGTGCCCTATTTGTTTTGCTGCTTCTTTAATGTCATCCTTTAGGTCTTTCTCCGTAGCTAGACCACTATAATTTCCGCCATATGTTTCACCCATGATGTATAATAATGCTAAATAAATAAGCACACATCCTATATGATTAAGTAAGGTTGTTAAAACACTACCTGAGAATTCCATTGCACCGTCTAGCTTCACGGTGAAACTCTCATCAGGATTACTTGGGTTTCTAATATTCAATGGCATCAAACATTGTCGTATTAACCCTTTAGATCTCCTCTTACTGAACCTAGCCATCATGGCGTAAACTGGCAAAAATGTAGCAATATCCTGTGATGAATCATTTGATGTTATGTCTACGTTGTAGCAAATGGTTCTACCACCTATATTACCTGCTATACAACTATCATCTGAGAAGATAGCCACATACAAATAATTAGAATTGCGCATAGCATCTTCCAATTTTGTAAAAATCATTTGTAGACTATCTTTCTTGGGTTTAGACATAATATTGACCACCATCGTGATATCCTTGTGTTTGAAGATATGTTCG